GCAAGACCATCCAAGTGATCGCGGCGTGTGACGCGCTCGAACTCAAGAAGGTTGTCGTGATCTGCCCGGCCATCGCCAAGATAAACTGGCGGCGCGAGTTCGAGAAGTGGGGTCGCGTCGAGCGCGAAGTGATAGTCTACTCTTACGACAAGATGACGCAGTCGAAGGAGGTACGCAGCCTGATCGCCGCGTTTGAGCCAGACGTTCTCGTCCTCGATGAGTGCCACGCGCTTAAGAACCGCCAAGCAAAACGCACGAAGTATCTTTACGGGCCACATTGCCGCGGCGATGGGCTAGTGAAGTTTGCGGATCGCGTGTGGCTGTTGTCGGGAACGCCATTCTCCAATAGCCTCGCTGACTTTTGGACCCACCTTCGAGCCATCTGGCAATACCCGCTAAACTTCACAGACTACACGCTGTATTTCTGCCGCACGTGGTCGGGACAGTTCGGCCTAAAAATCCTCGGCAACAAGCCGGAACGCATCGGCGAGTTCAAGACTATCCTCAAGTCTATCATGCTGCGCCGTCGGGCGGAGACGGTGTTGAAAGACCTCCCGCCGCTAGTGTGGGGCGAAGCATCTCTAGAAGTATCCGGATGGAGCGACGCCAAGGCCGTTACCGATGAACGAGAACAAAAGGCTATATCCCTCATCATCGAAAACGCCGTCACGCAGGGCGACTTGTCCGACAAGCTGGGCGAGATCGCACCGCACATGGCGTCGCTAAGGCGGCTCACCGCGCTGGCCAAGGCGAAGCCTATAGCGGCGCAGCTAGCGGCGGAGTTAGAAGACAACGCTTACGAAAAGGTTATAGTCTTCGCCTACCATACGGCTGCGCTCGAAGCGTTGCGCGAAGGGCTGGCCGAGTTCAATCCGGCGTACATCGTGGGCGGTATGACAGCGGGCGAACGCCAAGAAGAGATCGACCGCTTCCAGAACGACAAAGAGTGCCGCGTCTTTATCGGCCAGATCACGGCCTGCTCAACGGCGATTACGCTGACTGCGGCCAACCAAGTTGTGTTTGCCGAGTTGGATTGGACCGACTCCACCAACGCTCAAGCGGCGAAGCGCGCCCACCGTATCGGACAAACGCGCCCCGTATTTACCCGCGTGTTTTCTCTGGCCAACTCAGTGGACGAGGTTGTGTCCCGCGTTCTCACCAACAAAGCTAAAATGATTAGCGAAGTTCTAGACTAGCCGAAGTTGGCGAACTCGCCGTGATGTTCGGCTGACGATTTGCAATACGCGGCGTGTGCTTCTTCGGGAGTGTCGTAAGTCCCCAGATGTTGCTTTCGCCCGTCTAGATGTATGCTGGCCGACCATCGTTTCTTGTTACGCGATACTCCTTTGAATCCAGAAGTATTGTTAGACTGGGCGCCTCGGTTTCTCCCGTTCTCGGCTTTCGACGCTAACCTAAGATTCGTCCAGCGATTATCGCCGCGCGATCCATTGATATGGTCGATACCTGTATTAGGCCATGACCCGGTGACGACCGCCCAAATAAGGCGGTGTGCCAAGTACACCCGTCCGCTCACGAAAACAACGGCGTAGCCATCATGGCGGATATTTCCTGCGCGCCTATCCTGTCGAACCCCACGGCGCGACACACGCCAAGTAAGTTCGCCAGTTTCCGGATTGTAGGAGAAGAGTTGACGCGCTTCTTCAGCGGTCATAGTGTGCTTAGGCATTGGCTGCTCCTGTCTAGCAGTTGATGTTGGGCTGGCGGATGTGGAGTCCGCCGGCCCTTTTCATATCACGGCTTTTAGGAGAAGGAAACCGAGGGCGGCCCAACCCGCCCCCGGCCCCTATCACTTACAGCAGATCGTCGAGGTCCGAGATGTCTGCGGTCGGCTTAGCCTCCGCAGTGAACTCGTCCGCCGCAGACAGACGCCCGTCCATACGGGGGCCGTCCTTGATCTTCTGAAGATTGCCGAGGCTAAACGCCACGCCGTTGTTGCCGTTGACGCTGTAGGCGTAGGCCCGCAGCGACGCCTTCACCACCGCACCCGGATAGATTTCCTTCGGGTCGGTGATGATGGCCGGCTTGCCGTCCGGCCCAGCGTAGATCGACACGACGCCGGGCGCCTGCTTCGACTTGACATTGACGAAGACCGAACCCTCCGGGTAGCCCTTGTCCACGGCATCTTCGCGGAACGGCATCCGGATTTTGCCGGCCTTAATCATGTCGCGCGTCTTGTCGCCCCACTTCTCCTTGGCGACAGCCATCACGGCGGCCTTCATGTCGGTAATGTCCACGTCGTCCTTGAAGACGAGGGCGCAGCTATAGACCGGCTCGCTCGCGCCCGGAGGCGTCTGCGGTTCAAAGATGTGGGGGTAGCTGATGACGGCTTCGGGGGTAATAACTTTGCTCATACGTAGTTCCTTGTTCACTCGTTTACGGTAAATTCGTCAGACGCCAGAAGGGCGGCCGACGGTCGGGCGTCGGTGTCGCGGACCATCGAAAGGCCGGACGACACTGACATGACGAGATGAGCGGGGACATTCTTCTTGCCCACGATCTTCTCGATCTGAGCGGGCGACTTGATCTTCTTCTCGAAAATCTCCTCGTCCTCCAGATTCTCGGAAGCCGCCCATTCGAGCAACTCCTCTTCGTTCTTCCAGCGCCGCGTCGGGCGGCGCTCCACCAGTTTGAAGCCCGGCACAGTCTCGCCCGCTTCAAGCAGCGCGTTGGCATGGCGGCGGATGGATTTGATCCACTCTTCGATGAGCGGAATCTTGTCCATGTAGGCCGCGACTTCCTCCGGCGTGATGTCATCGGCTACGCGCACCGCGCCGAACTCATCCTGCGCCACAGCCAGCGCGCCCCGGCGCAGAGCCGAACACGTGCCGGACGCCTTGCAGAACTGGCAGTGGTCGCCGGGAATAAGCGGGGCGTCGGGCTTCAGCGCAGCGTGCGCGGCGTCGATCAAGTCCGTGCCGAAGTCGAGTATCTCATCCTTCGTGTAGGAGTAGACGCGGATCGAACCGTCACGGTGCTGGGCGCGGGGTTGCACGATAGCGGTGTGAACTTGATTGATAGGCGCTTTGGCCCCGATCTTCAGCACGGCGCCCAGCGCGTAGTATTTTAACTGAGCGTTGTCCTCGACATCGACGGCGACGCCTTGTCCGTGCTTGTAGTCGATGATCCAGAGGTTGCCCGTCTCCTTGCCGTAGATAGTGCAGTCGCTCGTGCCGAACATCGGCATCGGCGGGTCGAGAGCTTCAAGACTGAAGCGTTGCTCAAGGCGCACCAGCGCCGGCGCCTCCTCGGCCTCGACTGCGCGGACGTAGTTGACGTAAGTCTGCACCGCGGCGGCCATGTTGTCATCGACAACATGATCGTTGAATGAGCCGCCGATGCACAGGGCTACGTCTTCTATCCCCTCACGAAGACAGTGCTCGCCCAGTTCGTGCGCGGCCGTGCCGAGTTCGGCGAAGGGGCTGCTCTCGTCGGGGAACCGCTCCTCGGCTTTGAGGCTGCCGGGGCAAGCCATGCGCCGTTTCGAGTTCGACGCGCCGAAAGACGCGTGGGCTATTTCACCAGCCATGTCTTCACTCTCCTGTTCTTGCGGTCTTGGATAGCGCGGATTTCGTCCCAAAGTTTCGGGACCATATGCGCAGTAAGATATTCCCCGCCCGCAAGCGGGCGGTAGTGGCTTGGCGTTCCGAGGTCCGCCCCCCACCCCTCCGGGGCGTACCTGTTGCTAAGTGATTCCTCGTAATCAGGATCAAACATTATCGCTCCGTTTCCCGTAAAGCGACCTCGACCTCGGGCCACTCGCGGCAGATGTCCACCATCTCCGCTTCACTGATCTGCCCGCTGCGGTAGCAGGCGAGGATAGATGCTACGTCGGTCATTTCAGATGCTCCTCCCTCTCAAGCATCATGGCCACCTGCCGCATCCCGTGCTTGTTGAGCCACTTGATGATGGCTTCGCGCTCGGCCTTCACGGCGTTGTCGATCATGTTTTGGATCATAGCGTCCATCGCCTGAATGCACTGCGCCGCAGCCTCGGTCGGGTCTGCGTCCTCCCCCAGTTCGATCTTGCCGGAGGGCTGGATAGTCAGCACCGGCCTTGTGTTTGAGAAGAACGTGATCGAGGGCGACTGTTGTTTTGCGATGCCGCCCACAAACGAGCCGTCAACGGTCAGCTTCGTTTCCGGTGTGCGTGTGGACATAGGCCACGCGTCGAGGGTCAGCTTGTCAGTCATTTCAGATGCTCCTCGTCCTTGATGCTATCCGCGATCATCGCGCAAAAACCGGAATACTCGCTTCTAGGGTAATCGCTTATTTCGGCCAGCAGCCACGCCACAATCGCTTCGCGCTCGGCCTTCACGGCGATGTCGATCTCGATCTGGCGGGCAGCGGCCTGCGCGTCGAGCACACTGTCGAACCACAGCACCCCACCATTGGGGTCGCGTACCCAGTATTGCTGCTCTTTCTCTGACCAATGCGCTTTCGGTGTTGTCATTCCGTCTCTCCCAGTGCGGCCCACCTAGCCGCATAGCGTTCCTGATATTCCTTGTAGCGTTCAGGCGTGATGTTGAAGCGCGCTGCAACAGCCGGGAACTTGTCCATCAGCCAAGGCCAGTCATCTTCCTCGAAGCTTTCCAGCCGATACCAGTCGCAACTGTTTATCTCCCTGTTCAGGAAGATTTCTGCCTCACGGCAATCGGGATGGTATACAACGCTGGCGAAGCCTCCCTCGCCTATGCCGGTCCATCTAATGGCTGGTTCACCGATCAGAACGTATTTCCCGCAGCCTTCGCAAAAATGGTTCTTGCGGACTGCCTTGACTGGATGCTCGTTACAGAATGTCATTCCCTCTCTCCTAGTGCTGCGCGTGCAGCCTTCCCTTCTGGTGTCAGGATGACGGCGAAGCCGTCAATAATCTGTATAAAGTGGCGATATCTCCCATGCCAAAGACTGTCTGGTATGGGTGTCTTCTTATCTCCCCAGTTTAGAAGACAACGGGCAACGTCTTTGGGTAGCCGCTCCGACCAGTTAACCTTCGGTGCTGTCATTTCGTCTCCCCCAGTGCGGCGCGGTGGTATTCGAGCGCGGCCTCTCCGACACGCTTCCACGCAGCCATCGTGTGCGGGCACGCCTGTGCCCTGTTCTCGGCAGGTATCTGGTCGGGCCTGACATTCAGCCAAGCCGCCAACATCGCCAGTTCGAGGGGTGTGCGTTCTTCGCTCATTCCGTCTCTCCTAATGCTGCGCCCCACGCCTTCCACGCTCGGCTATATCCGCAGGAGCAAGAGCCGGGGTAGGCTCCGGTAACGTCCTCGCACTCGCTGTCATGCCCCGCAAAGCCAGCCAACTTGGTGCCTGCCTCCCGCAGCCGCTTGATCTCAGCCCGCATCGCGTGGTGGTGCGCGTCCTCTGCCGCCTTCCAGCTTTTGAGTTCCTCGATCTCAGCCGCTTGGGCTTCGGTGGTGTCGGCGATGGTGGCGGGGGTGCGGCAGTTCCATGCTGCAATTGCTTCGGCTTTAAGGCTCGGCAAGTCGGATTGCGTGTGAACGTCTTGATCGACCATCACATCCGCGCCGACAGCATCGCATTCACCGCACTGAATTGTGATGGTGTCGCAGTCGGCATCGAATGGCATAACGACGGGATACAATCGCGCCTCACCTCCACAAAACGGACACGGTTTCAGTTCCTCATTCACCACTCGTCTCCCCAACAACGCTCTCAAAGTCCACGAGGGCTTGGCACATCTTCATCGACGCGGCTTGGAACAACATCGCGATGGTCGGGCCTACGCTATCGCCGCCCCCACCAAAGACTTCTAGCCCTGCGTCCCCGAAGGTAGCGATGGCGATAGAGTGGACGGCACCATACTTGTCGTTCTCAATGTCGTCCGCCAGATTGCGCAGCATCTTCACTGGGTCTCGGTAATCAGGCGGCTTGATCTCACCGACTACCTTCAATTCAGGCTCACTCACCACTCATCTCCCTCATCCATCAGTTCTGGCATATGCTCACGCATCCATGCGCGGCGGCGGCACTCGGCCATGTAGTCGGCTTGCTTGTCGGCCCACTTGGCGAGGTAGCGGTCGGGGATCATGTCAGCCCCCTAATCTTGTCGCTATTGCTGACCGATCCGTAGCCGTCGCCGTCGCCGTAGCCGTAGCCGTAGCCGTAGCCGTAGCCGTTGCCGTAGCCGTTGCCGTTGCCGTAGCCGTAGCCGTAGCCGTAGCCGTAGCCGTTGCCGTTGCCGTAGCCGTAGCCGTCGCCGTCGCCGTAGCCGTAGCCGTCGCCGTCGCCGTCGCCGTAGCCGTAGCCGTAGCCGTAGCCGTAGCCGTAGCCGTTGCCGTCGCCGTAGCCGTCGCCGTCGCCGTAGCCGTAGCCGTTGCCGTTGCCGTCGCCGTAGCCGTAGCCGTAGCCGACTGGCATGAAGTTGGGGGGCGTCACAGTCCCCAGCCTTCCTTGACGGGGACACAGAACACTTCAGCCCCAGCAGGGATGTCAACGTCTGAAATCGGGCGCAGGTCTGCTTTCGCCTTCTTCGGGTCTGCAATCATCCCCGCAAAGCCAACGCTCTCCCACTTAAACACGTGCAGGGCGTTGGTGAGCAGGATGCGTCCGTTCTCGCGGGTCACATCGCCAGCGAAAATCCAACCGCGATCCACCACGACCACAGCACGATTGCCAGCGGGCTTGCTGTTAGCGGGGACATACTCAACTCCGTTGATTGTAATCTTGTCAGTCATTGGTCTTCTCCTCGGTTCAAAAAAGCAGCCATACGATGAGCGCCCCCAGCGCGATCAGATACGCGCCCAGCAGGCAGAGAATGACGGCCCAAGCGATGCTGGCGGTGCGGTCGAAGGGTTCGTGGCTCATGATTTTGTCTCCTGTCCTTGTGGTAATCCCAATCCTTCCGGCTGCCAAGAAAAAACTTTCTCAACTTTTTCAGCGTAAGCCGGGTAGCGGCGCATCAATTCCTCTGCGGCGCGCACACCATAAATGATCGTCGAGTGGTCGCGGTTGCAGAACATACCAATCCGCGGATAGGACCAGCCCCGCTTCCGCAACCCCGCGTAGAGCGCCATGCGGGCGTGCGTGATCCGCTGCCGGCGTTTGCTGCTGAGCAAATCCTCCGGAGAAATATCGAACAGGTCCGCGCACAGCTTAACAATCTCTCTCTTCACCTACGTATTCCTCAGTTAACGTGCGACCAGTGGTCGCCTTCCTCAATACTAATCGCCACATCCTCAAGGATCGTGCAAATAATCTCGGCCCTCTCTAGGTTCATCTCCGGGCTAACCATAGCCATAGCCACGATGTGTTCGCCTGTGCTTCGAATGTGTTCTACAATCCGGCCGCGCTCGATCATCTTTACATCACTTCTCATAGCGCAGGCCCGCCTTTCCTTCTGCCGCAATCGGGCACCCCTTGGCCCACGCCGGAACCTCGACCATAAGTTCAATCATCTCGGCGAGGACGCCGCGCTCGGCCGGGACTTCGCAGATGATTTCGTCATGCACGGACATGACAACGGGATAGCCCGCCATCTCCAGCCGCATCATCGCTCCGGCCATCAGGTCACGGGCCGTGGCCTGCACCACGTTCTCGACACAGAGGCCGCCCCACATGAATTGATGCGTCCATTGCCGCGTCATGCTGTTTAAGGTGTCTACCTGCAAAGTGTCGCGGGGTTCACCCCACGGTGTCTCACGCGGCACAATGCGGGGGTTGTGGTACGTAAGGCACCGACCGCTTGCCAGCGGTACGCGCATATAGGTCTCTCCGTTGGCTTCTGCTTGGCGTCCGGTTTCAAGAAACAACTCCTCGGAGTCGCGCCAATACGCCACGATCCGGTCGTTCTTCTCGCGGTACGCTGCGACCGCGCGAACCGCCAAGTCCGTGTCGATGCCAGCAAACTCCGCAAATCGTTTGCCCGACATCTGGTAGCCACAGCCCAGCGTAAGAGCCTTGCCAATCTGGCGCTCTTCCGGCGTAACATCCGACGCGCTTTTCTCGAACACAACTGCGGCCATGCTTTTGTAGGCGTCGCGCCCTTGCACAAAGTCGTCAACGAGATCGCTCTGCCCCGCCAGCCACGCCAGCACACGCGCTTCAATGGCGCTGTAATCCGCGAAGAGCAGACGGTGGCCCGGCTTGGCGATTATCATCGAGCGCAGCAAGTCGGAGGCAATCTGCGTGCCGGCGCCGTGGTCGGCAACAGATTCGCCTCGCTTCAACTTCGCAATGATTTCATTAAGTTCGTCCTGCTTCTTCGCAGGGCGTGGGAAGTTCTGCGGCTGGACGAGCTTGCCACTCCACCGCCCCGTGGCTGCGCCGTGGTAGACCAGCAGCCCGCGCATCCTGTCGTCCGGCCCGGCCGCGTTCTCCATGCTATCGAGCTTGGCCGTGCTGGACTTGGCCCCATCTTGGCGAAGCTCCAGCACCTTGCGGATCACCGGGTGCAGGTCGTCACGGGCTAACAAGGCGGCGACATGCTGCTTATCCACGCTCTTCGTGCGCACGCCATAACTATTGAGCCACTTCACAAGGTCAACGCCTTTGGTTGCGCCGGTGACTTTGCCTTTAGTTAGACGTGTAATCTCCGCGTCGATTTCTTCTTTGCTGTTGTCCGCCAATACTCTGACACGGTTCAAGAGGTCACGGTCGAGCATCACGCCGCGGTCATTTATCCGCTGGTCAAGCAGAAAGACTTGGCGCTCTTGCGCGTCCATCTCCACCAGCCGCTCGGCCACGGCGATCTCCGTGCGCACGTCTTGTTCGCAATACCGGATGAGGGCGGCCATCTTGTCCGGGGTATCCCACCACACGTGCGATCCGTCGGGGTTGGTGCGGCGGGGGCGGGCCATGCGCATCATCAGGGCTTGGCCTGACTTGTCCTTCTGCTGCTCCACGCCGAGAACGTCGGCGGCTTGGCCGAGAGCGCGGGGCAGGCCCATCGCGCTGGCCTGCGCCATCGTGCAGAACCATTGCGAAGCTCCGGTGCGCGGCCACTTGTGCCGCGGCACCATGATCTTGTTCCAGATCACGCGCTCGAAGTTGGCGTTCCAAGCGCGCAGCTTCCCGCCCTCGACGATGTAGTCTTCGAGCCGCACGTCGATGGGGTCGCCCGGCGTCCAGACCTTCGGCTCTTCGTCGTCGAAGGCGTAGGCCATGCACCATACGTCGGTCGAAGGATCGTCGGCGTAGATGTAGACACCAGTCTTGCGCAGATCGACGGCGCTGCGCGTTTCAAAGTCAACGGAAACAATCATGTTTTCTCCTCGTCTCCCTTAACGCTCGCACACCCATCCACAGGTAGTCAAGAAAAAAAATCGTGTTGCCAAGCGACTGCTTTCTGTGCCAGTTTGCCCGGCATTTCCAAAGACGAGAGGACTTCATGCTTACATTTAAGAAGCTTTATGAGGCTGGTTTCAAAGAGTTAGTCAGCGTCATACCGCCCGCTGCTCCGCTGTCGGAGTTGTCGAAGATCGCAGCGGACCAAGCGGGCAAGGCGCCCGGCCGGCAGAACGCTCAGGGCACGTGGGGTGGCTACGCGTGGCAGACATACGATCCGACACCTAACGATATTGAGAGGTGGGACCGCAGCCACGCCAACATCGGTTTGAAGGCGGGGAAATACCCGGCGCTGGACATTGATGTGGTGAACGAGAGTTTGGCCCGCATCATCGCGGACATGGCGACGAAGGCGCTGGGCGCGGCGCCGCTGCGTGTCGGCCGGGCGCCCAAGCGGCTCCTCATGTATCGCACCGATGACGCCATTGGCCGGATGCGGCTGCGGTTTAAGGACGGCAAGGGCGTCGAGCAACTGGTCGAGCTTCTCGGCGATGGCCAGCAATACGTGATCGCCGGTGTGCATCCCGTCACCAAGGAACCTTACACCCTCGACCAAGATATTACGGCGCGGGGGCCGCGCTGTCTTCGCAAGGTGGGTAGGGAGCAGGTCGAGAAGTTCTTTGCGGACCTTGTCGAGACGCTGGAGATGACGGGGTGCGAGATTATTCATGCCGACACGGCCGCTGAGAGGGCCGTGGAGCGTTCGAACGTCAATCAGGCTACCCTAGTAGCTCCGAGCGTGGAAAGGCTCTCAGCGGCCCTTAGAATGGTCCCTAA